AACCCTACCAGCAAGACCGAGTGTATGATGCTGATGGTATTGTTCTTGCTCTTAATCAAGGTAAAAGTGATTTGATTCTACGAGTAAAGTCAGCCACAAGTTCTGGCTACGAAGAAGCAACAAGCGGTGATACCATTTACACTTCTCGCACCCAAAGCGAAACTCGCAGAGGTCGTGTAGGAAAACAAAAAGCTCAAACACTTGAAACGAGTTGCAATCAAGCAGTAATTCAACCAAATTATACCTACGAGAAAGTCAACGAAACCATCAGACGGAATGACTTTAAGGAGGGAGAGGTTAAGGCAATGGACTTGTACAACAAAACCCTGCGTGATGAATCACCCACACTAACGCAACCCGAACACAACGGCATCAGCCTATTTGATGGCTACCGAATCCGTAGGCTAACACCTATTGAATGTGAACGCTTACAGGGCTTCCAAGATCAGCATACGGCTTATGGCAATTATGATGGAGAAGTAAAACCTATGAGCAACTCCCAACGCTACAAGCAATGCGGTAACGCAGTAACCGTTGACGTAGTTGCGGCAGTCGCTAAAAAATGCATACCTTTATTTAATTAACAAAAACCAATCTTATGAAAATAATAGAACTTTTAGACGGCAGCACTTGGGATATGGAGACAGTCCTTGAGAAGATGCACGATGATGACTTTTACTACGGGGTACTCGGCAAGAACGCCCTGTCCTCCTCTGCTTGCAAGCTGCTGCTGACATCACCCAAGACGTATCACTACGTTACAAAATATGGCAGCGAGGACTCCGATGCATTTGCCGTAGGTAGGCTCGTTCACCTTATGGCTTTAGAGCCTCACAAAGTAGCAGACTACGAGGTGATTGAGGTGCAGAGCAAGAACGCAAAGGCTTGGCAGGATGCAAAGGGCAAGCGCAACCTATGCACTCGTAAAGAGTACAACGAGGCGCAACGAATCTCTGATGCGCTCCTGCGCAACGAGAACGTGCTTGGGCTTATCACAGGCTGCGAGTTTGAAGTACCAAAAATTGGTATGATTGGTGGCTTGCCCTTTAGGGCTAAGGCTGACATCTATGCCGAAGGGTTTTTGGCTGATTTGAAAACAACAACCGACCTACGAGCATTCCCCTACTCGGCAAAGAAGTACGGCTACGATGTACAAGCATTCATCTACACCCGATTGTTCGGAGTGCCGATTGATAAGTTCTTCTTTATCGCTATTGACAAGGCAAGCCTTGACATAGGCATCTACTCGGTGAGTCCCGAGTTCGTGGCAGAGGGTGAGCGTAAGACTTTAGAGGCTATTGAATTGTACAAGCAGTTCTTCATCTTGGGTGAGGACTTGGATTCGTACACAATAGTAGGAACTTTATGACCGACATCACCAAATGCACGGGCGAAGGTTGCCCACTAAAAGAAACGTGCTACCGCTTCACCGCACCAACGGATATGTATCAGTCGTTTTTCTTTGGAGTACCTATCAAGAACGGCAAATGCGAAATGTATTGGGGTGAAGCCTCACAATCAACATACGAGCAACTAAAAGAAACCTTTAACACCAACGATAAATGAAAACAGCGATGCAAGAGTTGATAGATACAATGACAGATAAAAAAAGAAGGATGCAGCTAAGTCTTGATTTAGGGCTTTTTCGGAAATCTGCTTATAGTCAATTGATTCGCCCATCGCAAATAGAAGCAATGGGAGACGCTATTGAATTAGCGCAGTCAATGCTCGAGAAGGAGAAGGAGCAGATTATTGAATTTTCCAAAGTAGTTCTAAAAGAATACAAAAGGATTCGGCCTGAAGAAATAAGCACAATTAAACGCCTCTACAACGAAACATTTAACACCAACGACAAATGAGCAGCCTTACATTGTGGTTTTTGTTACTTCCTATTTACATTATGCTTATAGGAATATATAAAGAGATTCGCAAACGAAACAACAACCTTTAACACCAAATAAAATGCAAGACCAATTTATGAGGATAGCGATGGCGCAGCTCCGTAGCACCTACCCCTTCAAACCCCAACGCAGAGCAGTAGCTGCTCGGATGTGGGTAAAGTATTTAGACCGCAAAGCGATGGCGCAATGGTTCAAAGACCAAGAGGCTAATTTATGATTAGACCCTTTGTGCTTGCCTTCCACAAGCAGAACTCGGGTGTATCACACCACAGGACATTTGCACCCTTGATATGCCACAAGGATGTAGATGTCTTTTTCATTGAGAAGATAACCGACATTGACCCCGAGATGTGGCCTAAAGTCACTCACATCTTTGCAAGCCGCGCATTCCCTGTTGAGCCGTTTGAGGACTTTGTAAAGCTTTGCCGTAAGGAAGGCATTAAGTTAATCGTTGATAATGATGATTGGTGGGTGCTACCCCCTACGCATCCTCTGCAAGGGTTGTACGTTGAGCAGATGAGAACTCGCATCGTGCGCTCTATGAAAGCGGCTGATGAAGTGTGGGTGACAAACAAGCACCTCGCCTCAAAGGTCAAGAAGTACAACACCAACATCCGAATCATACCAAACGCCATCAGCGTACCGACTTGGCAGGTAGAGAGAGAGCCAAGCGAAGAAGTACGCTTCGGGTATATCGGAGGCAACCACCACGCAGCAGACGTAAAGGAATCTACGATCAACCTTGAGGGCTATCAAGGGTATGTGGCAGAGGTAGATGGTTACCCCGATATTATGAAGGCAAGCCACAGGCTTCCTACGATGCCACCAACACACTACCACAAACTCTACGAGTTCTTTGACGTGAGCCTCGTACCGCTTACGACATCCGAGTTCGCCAAGTGCAAGTCGCACCTAAAGATGCTTGAGGCAGGGTTCAGCAAGTGCGCTCTGATAGTGAGCAACACGCAACCCTATTCACCCTACATCACAAAGGATAACTGCATTGCCATCAAGCATCCAAGCGAATGGGCAGGAGCAATCAAGAGGCTAAAAGAGAACCCCAACCAAGTGGCTGACCTAACAGAATCGTTATACAACTATGTGCAGGACTTCACGATGGATAAGATAAACGAACTCCGATGCTTTACATAGTCACTCCCTGCTCACGCCCCCATAACCTCGTAAGGCTAAAACAACATATCCCTGCGTACGCAACGTGGGTTGTGATGATAGACGCAAATTGCGACTTCAAGGGAGCAACAAGCGCATCAATCACACACTACTCCACACGCACAGGTAACGCAGGACACCCCCTCCGCAATGAGTTCCTTGAGTTGTATAAAGATTCCTTTACCAAAGAAGATTGGGTGTACTTCTTGGATGATGATAACGTGCTGCACCCAAAGTTCCTTGAGGAGTGGAGCAACTTGCATTCCCTTGATTGCTCTATTGTAACGTGGGGGCAAGTAGGTAGGCTCCGCCCTACCGACCAACCAAGAGTCGGCAACATAGATACCGCCTGCTATATGTTTAAGCCATACGACCTGCCCAACCTGCGCTTTGAGATGACGTATGAGGCAGATGGCACGTTTGCCCAAGCAGCATCCGAGCAAGGCACACTTATCTGCGTAGAGCAGTACCTTTGTTATTACAACGCACTAAAATGAAAACGAGCAAACAAATAGACGGGTGGTTCAACCACCAAGCAGCATACGACTACCTACTTGCCAATATGCCCGAAGACGGCACATTCGTAGAACTCGGTGCTTGGCTCGGTAAGTCATCAGCCTACCTATGCGACAAAGCAACACACCAAGAAATCACAATCATAGATTCCTTCAAAGGAACGGCAGAGTACATAGACTCCTACTACAAGCTCGCCAAGACCAACGACATCTACGAGCTGTTCTTGGAGAATATGGGTGAGCGCAAGTACAAGGCCATAAGAGCAACATCCAAAGTAGCTGCAAAAATGTTTCTGAACGAATCCCTTGACGTGGTATTCATAGACCTTGACCATTCCTATAAGGCGGTAAAAGAGGACATCAAGCTATGGCTACCTAAAGTCAAGAAGGGAGGCTACATAGCAGGAGACGATTACCACCAACATTGGCAGGGTGTAATCCAAGCCGTTGATGAACTATTGCCACACGCCACGTTCATTGATGATTGTTGGATTTACCAAAAGTGAAGAACCACACAAAGGTCTACCTCAAAGGGATGGGCTATACCACAACTGACTTTATCCCCTGCGAGGTATGTCAAGCCGAAGCGAAGGACATCCACCACATAGAACCAAGAGGAATGGGTGGAAGCAAAATTGCTGATACGATAGAAAACCTGATGGCATTATGCAGGTCTTGCCACCACGAGGCTGACTTCGGAACTAAACTAAAGAAGGACTACCTTTACGAAGTTCACAACCACCATTTATCAAAAAGAGTTATTTAGTTATGCAAAAAGCAACAATCGGTACAATCACACCAAACCCCAAGAATCCAAGAATCATAAAGGATGACAAGTTCAAGAAGCTTGTAAAGTCCATACAGGAGTTCCCGCAGATGCTTGAGCTGCGCCCAATCGTGGTAGATGGCAATATGGTAGTGCTCGGGGGGAATATGCGCTTAAAGGCGTGTATTGCGGCAGGACTTAAAGAGGTGCCTATTATCGTTGCCGACCAACTAACCGATGCGCAGAAGGATGAGTTTATCATTAAAGACAACGTAGGCTTCGGAGAATGGGATTGGGACTTGCTTGCTAATGAGTGGGAGCCTGATGCTCTTACTAATTGGGGATTGGACTTGCCTACAAGTTGGGGAAATGAAGATATAATAATGGATTCTAAAGATGTAGATAGTAGCCAACTAATGGCAATAGTAATTGTTGCTTATGAAAATGTAGAAGATTTAGATAAAATAACTTCTTTATATGAATTAAGTAGTACAGATATAACTGAAAGCATTAAAGGTCAAATAGGAACTCAAAGAAAGATGTATGTCTTTAAAAAGTAAAAAACTCGTTGCAATACTTGGTGGTAGACCATATATTGATAACATTACATTACGAAGATTTCTTATCCCACCTGTTAGAGAAAGGCTAAAAAAAGAAGGGATTGATTTTATCATCGCAACAAACAATCCCAATGCCGCAAAGGATTTTAGAAAAATAAAAGATATAGTTACTATAGAGACAAGTGAAGCTTTGCACAATGAGTTTGTATTAAGACAAAGAGAAACCAAAACTAATCTTGGTGCTGAAACAAGAGAGACCATAAATCAATATGCTATTGAAAACAATTATGATTATGCTCTGCATTTAGATGATAACATTACTCAATTGTTTTATCAAATAAATAAAAAAAATATCAGTGTAAAGAAAAATAAACCACAAGCATTTTTTGATTTAATAAAATTATTGTTTTTTATAGCTGAAAATTCAAACACAGGGGCTGTTGGTTTCGAAATGGCAGCATATCCAAGTTTAGAGACAATAAAAATTACTGCAGGATTCCCATATAGTTTTTTTGTTCATCGTGTAGACAAGAATTTTCAATTTGAGAATTCAACAGAAGATGACATACTTATGAGCATCTATAATGGCATAAATAAAAAACCAAGTTGTGTTGTTAGAAATGCCTTGCGATATGGCAAGACGGGTAAAAAAACATCAATGGATGGGAATCGTAAAATCTATAATGCTATGCTGAAGGATAATAAAAGAGGTGAGTATGCCGAAAGTATGTATCCAAATATCTACACAAGAAAAGTCAGCTATATGGTAAAATCAAGTACAATTCAAAAAGAACCATTTTTACAACATAAACATAAACTTAAAAAGCCAAAGGAGTGGGATACTGATTTAATATTAAACAATAACGTAGTATCTGAAATTAAAAAAACCATAGAACAAATTAAAAAAAGAGAATCTAATGACGAATAACATTGTTGTAGGTGCAGGATTATCAGGCGCCACTTTAGCGAGAAAATTAGCTGATGATGGACACAATGTGTTGGTTATAGATAAGAGAAACCATATAGGGGGCAATGTTTATGATTACATTGATGAAAAAACTAATATAAGATTAAGTAAGTATGGCGCACATATCTTTCACACATCTAACGAAGACGTTTGGGAGTTTGTCAATAGATTCTCTGAATGGTTACCTTATGAACATCGTGTCTTATCATTTGTTAACGATAAATTTGTTCCTGTTCCTGTAAATATCACCACCGTAAATGTGTTATTTAATTTAAACATTAAGAGTGAAGATGAAATGAAGGAATGGCTCCATAATAATCAAATAAAGGGAGATGTAAAAAATTCTAAAGATGCTGCTCTATCTCGTGTCGGTAAAGAATTATACGAATTAATGTTTGAAAACTATACAAAGAAACAATGGGATGTAGACCCAATAGAATTAGATGCATCAGTTTTAGAACGAATACCTGTTAGGGAAAACTTTAACGACAAATACTTTTCAGACAAATATGAGGCATTACCAAAAAACGGGTATACTGAATTTGTAAAAAATATGTTAGACCACAAAAACATTGAAGTACGACTCAACGAAGAATACGATAATAAACACCACAAATGTAATAGGCTCTTTTTTACAGGCAAAATAGATTCTTATTTTTCGGATAGGTTTGGCAAATTAGAATACAGGTCATTAGAATTTGACTATGAAACACACGAAGTAAAGAATTATCAACCTTCTGCAGTGGTTAACTATCCTTCGCTTAAATATCCATACACAAGAAAAATAGATTATAAAAAATTCTATGGGACCGAATCTGATTATAGTATAATAGCAAAAGAATATAGCACTAATAATGGTGAGGAGTATTATCCAATGCCTACAAGTAAGAATAAAGAGATTTATTCAAAATACCAAAAAGCAGCAAAAGAATTAGAAAAGAAAAATATTTATTTTATAGGAAGGTTGGCTGAATATAAATATTTTAATATGGACCAAGCAATTCATAGTGCATTGCAATTATACAATAAGTTAAAATGACAAGTAGTGACATCCATAAAAAGGCAATGCTTGATGCGTTGGAGAAATCGTTAGGAGTAGTTACGTCTGCTTGCAAGAGCGTTGACTTATCACGGCAAACACATTACCGATGGATGCAAGAGGATAAAGAATACAAAGCAGCAGTCGATGAACTATCAGACGTAGCGATTGACTTCGCAGAGAGCCAACTGCACAAGCAGATAAAGGAGGGCAACTCCACCGCTACTATCTTCTTTCTAAAGACCAAAGGCAAGAAGCGTGGGT